GGTTGATGATAAAACCTTTAGTGAACGATGGCTTGAAGATTTTGCTTCATCTCATGGGCTTTCTTATGAAAGAATAATGGAGGTTGCTGAAGACCGAATAAAACATGGTGAATATCTTTGTGAGGGTGGAAGATATGAAGGAGACTACACCCCGAAAATCTTTTGGGAACACTATGAAAAGGTAACAGGCACGAAAATAGAAGATAAAGGCATAAACTTCTTTACGTGCTCTTGCAACTGAGGGAGAATAAATACAAATGCGGATGCGTGGTGAAACAATACCTCCTCTATGCTGGATAAGCAGGATATGGAAAAGGATTCCAGGAACGACAACTAAGTTTGATCACAAGTTAGGAAAACGCATTCATTACGTTTCATTATTGGGGCGTGATGTAAAAATATTTACTAAAAAGGGATAAGAAAGGGGAAAATAAAATACACGAAATAGTTCTTCAATTTGCTGCTGAATTTACTCCAGGATCATTAATAATCAGTTTTGGAACACATGGCTGGGCAGCACACGTTGATGCTGTCGTTAACTCCAATGGTGATTTGCTTGGTGCAAGACCTTGGAGTGGTGTTTGTGTGCGACCATCAAACTATATGCCATTCCGGCGCAAAAAAATCGTTTATTTACCAACGACAAAAAGAATTCATGACGATTTTTATGACTTTCTCTATGAACAATGTGGAAAGAAATATGATTATTGGTCTTTGATTGCATATGCCGCTAATAGGGATTGGCGCGCAGATGACTCTTGGTTCTGTTCCGAATTGATTGCAGCTGGATTAGAAGTCTCAGGGTATTTTCCCTACAGACTCTCTAATGATGTGAACAAGATCAGCCCATCAGACTTGCTCCTTTTGTGTTCTGTTTGCGTTAACCTTTTTGGAAAACAACAATTGCCGCATTCCTTCCAAAATTAAAGTTTGTGAAGCCGGTTTCTCAATAACTGGAACATCTGGCCACATTGACATTATCTCATGTTTATTAAAACCAGTGTAGAACATGAAAGGTATTTTTCGCGCTCTTAAATGATGGCAAATCAATTCCGTGCAATCCTCGTTATCCAATCTGACATCAAGGATTGCAACTGAAATATCACAGGATGTAGCCATTTTTTTTGCCTCTTTACAAGATAGCGCAGCAATCACGCTGGCGCCGTCCTCACTGGCGATGGCATGAATTTCCAAAGCGATTATGGGCTCATCTTCTACGATGAGCACAGTTTCACCACGAAGTTTCATTGATCCCTTCTTTCCCCACACTCTCTTTCAACCATCCATCATCATTGCGGCAATCGTAAGTATGATTCCATACACATCATGTTTCTGGATGTGTATGGGGTTATTCTCACATCTAACATCTACTATTATGGCAAATCTAAGGCAGAATCTCAGCTTATTGCTTTGTCTTTATAAATAAATAATGCTAGGATATATGCTATTGTTTCTGGGCGTTTACCTGTTCTTCTTTTATTTTTTCAAGAAAACAGGAAGTGACGTTTCGGTCGCCATACAAGTATCCTTCTTTATGGCAGTTACAATAACACTTCTTTGGATAGCATAAAATTACATTGAAAAAACTTAGAGAAATACTAACAGAAGGATTTTTAGGCACTAATATTTCGCCAATGAGACATATTGGTATTTCTACAAACAAAGCTATTGGTCTTACTGGTCTTAAAAAAAGTGTTTTCAAGAGATTACGCGCTGGTCTTCCTAGAAAATACTATAATCTAGGAGCGATGAAACAATCCGTATATCAAAAAATTGGACTGTATAACAATCCAAAAATGACAATGCTTCGTCAATCTATGAAAGGTAATATTCCAGTACAAACTCCCCTTGGTGTGTTCAAAACAGGCGGGGGCGGGCAAGCCAATTACAATCGCAAACCTGGAAACTATGTACCGCGCCTAAGAAAAACATCATCTATAGCAAGAGATATTATTAGTCATCACAAACAACAAGGCGGGCTTGCGTCATTCAAAGCAAGAGGCGGACGCATGAAAGTTCAACAGAAAAGTTGGAATAGGAAGCCAGGATTATGAGTTTACATTGCAATCCAAAAACTGCACAAGGTTCTGACAACACATTTTGCTATTCCAAAATGGATCATCTTCATGGGCATTCAAGAGTTTGTGGAGCAAAAACAATTGTTATCGGTCAGTCTTCAGTTTTTGTGAATTCCAAACTATGGGCTGTAAGAGGTGATGTTTGCACGCATGGTAATGGACAGTTGATCAACACAGGGCACACAGTTTTTATCGCGGGAATCCCCGTGATTGTGCATGCTCCCGATCCAGCTGCGGCAAATGATTATTGTAAGATGGATGACTAAAGAACTTTATCCCAAAAACGATAGGTCCAATAGATAGGCCAGAATATTCCTTTGAAGGGTAATTCGCGCCGACATTCACTATATGCCAGATATTCTTGTAATTTACCTTGACCTGATTCAATAGGTGGACCATATTCACGCCCCGCTAACACGACAGTTATAGCAATCATATTAACATAAATGACAACCCCTATGAAAGTTTTCATGGCATTTTATCTCCTTACCATTTCACGCACAATAGCCATAAAATCAGGCTTTTTGGTTATCATTTCTGGAGGCCAACCATCCTTAAATGATCTGCTGTTTTTTAGTTCACGAGTTTTCGCAGCTTCCGTGTCAAATATATAAACTCGTGTTTCTTTAGATATATTCATACCAATATAATAACGACCTTTCATTACATCAGGATTGTTGTCATCAACTTTGTAACCCATATGAACTACCCATGGGAAATCTTGTGCAAACATTCTTAAATATTTTATTGCTTCTTCAAACGTGCTTATAGATGGACGTTTAATTTCCTCAAATGTCTTTATTTCAGGATTTTGAAATGACATATTCATTCCTCCATTTGTTTGCGAAAGAAAGAGAGGCCAGCGGTTCTGCGCTAACCTCTCTCTCCCCGACACAGGACGCCTGACACCCATCCAGTTGCCCAAAAAGGAGTAGAAAAACGAACAACTGAAAAGCAGGCATATCATCATTAACCGTGTTTCTATTTCTTGTCAACATGAATTTTTCATCTAAATACAAAGAAAAACAGGACAAAAATGACCCGCGCAGATAAGTTTACATTTTCTGAAAAACAATTAGAGTTATACTCTGATTTTATGCTTGATTTCTCAATGCATCCAATTACTGGATTGCTGGCGCGTGTCACAAATGAAGAGTCCATTAAGCAATCCATAAAGAACTTGATTCTAACAACTTTCACTGAACGTCCTTATCATCCGCTTTTAGGGTCCAAAATAAAGAACTCTTTATTTGAGATGATGGATAAAGGTTCAGAAAGTATCATACAAAGAACAGTTGAAACCAGCTTAAAACTAGAGCCAAGAATCAATCTTCTTGCTGTTGAAGTTACACCGCATTCAATTCAACACACTTACACTATCATTGTTGTTTTCACATCTGTAAACATCCCCAATCAAACTTTTTCTGTCAATGTCACTGTGAGCTTATTGCGTTAAGGAGTTTCTAAACATAAATGCCATCTAATAGTTCTCTAAATCTCATTGATCTAGATTTTGATCTACAAAGAAATGCTCTTAAGACATTCCTTAGGAATCAATCTATTTTCAAAGACTATGATTTTGAAGGTTCGGCCATGGCTGTGCTTTTGGACCTTCTTGCCATCAATACCCAAAAGAATGCTTTCTATCTAAACATGAACGTTGCCGAGTCTTTTCTGGATTCTGCTCAACTTCGTGATTCTATCCTTTCCCATGCCAAGGATTTGAACTATACGGCCCGCTCGGCTCGCTCACCAAAGGCCACTATAACCGTCACATTTGAGGCTACAAGCGAAACTCAGCCCTACATCGTACCTAAGGGCTCCTCTTTCTCTACTCTTATTAAAAATGAATCATTTATTTTTTCTATTCCTGAAACAATCATAGTTGCATCTCCAAATACATCTTTCTCTTTTGAAACAGATATATATGAGGGAGTTTATTTGAAAGATTCCTATGTCATTACTCATAATATTGAAAATGAAAGATTCAGAATTACCAATAAAAATGTTGACACTGAAAGTCTTTCGGTAGTTGTCTTTGAGGATAATTCAAGTATTGGTCAGAAATATACTCTAGCCACAACGCTCTTAGATTTGGGCGCAACTTCTAAAGTCTTCTTTCTACAGGCTTCCGAAGCTGGTTTCTATGAAGTTCTTTTTGGTAATGGTATAATTGGTCAAAAACCTAAAGCCAGTTCAACAGTTATTCTTGATTATCGTGTTACTAAAGGCCCAAAAGCTGCTGGAGCACGACATTTCACAATTAACTTTGATCCGACTGGCATTTCGGGGGAACTCACAAATTCCCCAAATGTGCAAATTGTGTCTATTTCTTCTGGTGGTTCTGACCCTGAAACGAATGAGTCCATTAAATTCATTGCCCCTCGTCATTTCCAAGTTCAAGAAAGGCTTGTCATTGCTCAAGATGCTGAAGTCCTCTTGAGAGAGAAGTTTCCAGAAATTACAGCGGTTGCAGTTTTCGGGGGAGAAGATGTGGACCCTCCGCGCTTTGGTAAAATCTTCGTTTCAGTTGACATTGCTGATACTGATGGTCTTCCCGATTCCAAAAAGACTGAATATTACAACTTCCTCAAACGGCGTTGCAATCTATCAATTAAACCTATCTTTGTTCAACCTGAATTCACTTATGTTTTAGTTGATACTTTAGTTCGCTATAATATCAATATTTCTAGCATCTCAGAAGAGAACATCAGAACCATCGTTGTTTCAGCAATCAATGATTATCATCTTGAATCACTCAATAACTTCAATGTTGTTTTGCGATCTTCTACACTAATAGATATCATCAATTCAGTTGATCCTTCTATCATTTCTAATATTACGAAACTAGAAATCTATAAGAAAACTACTCCATTACTTGCAACACCTCAAAATATGGTAGTAAACTTTGCAACTGAACTGGATGATTCTTTCTCTCATTCCGAAAACACTTATTCAATTGATGATTTAACTACCATTAGGTCTTCTGCTTTTCGCTTTAATGGTCAAGTAGTAACTTTAGCAGATGATGGTAATGGTGTGGTTCGCATTGTAAAGAATGATGGAAAGAACTATACAACAATACGAAATATTGGAACTATTGATTATAAGATGGGAAAAATCACACTAGCGAATTTTATCATTGACAGCTATGATGAAGGTAGTCTAAGAATATATGCTCGGCCCAAAGACATGGATATCAAAGCTGCTCAGAACACAATCCTTGGTATTGAGCCAGCGGGCATCAACGCAGATATAGAGTTTCTGAACGCCTAAAACCAATGCACAAACTACTCCTTTATCTAGAGCCTGAAACAGCACATGAAATTGTGTTACGATATTTTGAATGGTATCAGGAGGTTCAAATCCACATTATTTCATTTTGGATATCTGTTACCGTGACAAGTTGTATCGTTTCTTAAAAACTTCAAAGATGGTCTTGGAGAAAAAGAAAATGCCAATGCGGTTCGGAAGCACAACTGACGACTATCGCAAAGCGCTGTCTGGAGAAGGCAAGATGGGGTCGCTTGGTTATGATTGGAG